AACAAGTGCCGAACTTGACGGAGAGGTTGCTAAATCTCTTGTCGCCATCACAGACCAAGGAGATGCCAACACCCGCCAACTAAATGCTTGCATAGATGCCTATAACGCTGTTTACCAAACCCTGAAAGGAACAAAATGAACTTATCTGCCAACTTTACCCTCAAAGAACTAACGAAGTCTGATACAGCCACTAGGTTGGGTCTGGACAATACCCCTGATGATGAGGCATTGGAGAACTTGAAGACTCTTTGCGAAAAGGTACTTCAACCTGTGCGTGAACACTTTGGCAAATCAGTTACTGTGAACTCAGGTTATCGTAGTCCTGAGTCCAATGCGGCTGTTGGCGGGTCAAAGACTTCAGACCATTGCAAGGGTCAAGCTGCTGACATTGAGATTGATGGCATCCCAAACCATGAATTGGCTCAGTGGATTATGGATAACTTGGACTACACCCAATTAATCTTAGAGTTCTACACACAGGGTATTCCTGACTCTGGTTGGGTACACGTTTCCTATGACCCTAACAACCTCAAGAAGCAGGAATTGACTGCTGTTAAGGTGGCAGGGAAGACTCAGTATCTGAATGGACTACAGGCTTAATTAGACGCCTACAGAAGTGTTTAGCGGTGAGGTGTTCGTACAAGATCACCTCACCACACTTCTCGCATAACCAAGCTACGCCATGATCTACAGTGGTTACCTTGTTTCCACGTTGACCATTCTGCCGCCCGTAGAAGGTTCTTATCTTACGAATCATTTACTTGGTTTAGCCTTTGAAAATACATTGACTTGTTGCTTGGCTCATGTCACATCTTAGCTTGTGCAGCATAACCCCATGCCCTACCCTGTGCGATCTGGCGCATCTCCTTGTCCCTTGTCCAGATTGAGGGAGTACCATCTTTCCAATCAAAAACATTCTTTGGCTTATTCATGCCTGTCCCCTTGGTGGTGTGCAAGTGTGAATTGTTTTCAGGTCTGCTGTACGTTTACCGCATCTTGAGCAGAAGTTACATTCTTTGGCGGCTACCAGTTTGTGAATCCCTGCACTCATTTGCAGGAACATCCGCATCCACTTAACCCCACCCAATCTGATGTATTCTGCATATTCGGATTGGGTGAGGCGCAAATTAACAGACCTACCCTGCTCTGTCTTTTCTTTCATGTCTTCATGTTCCTGATGTAAACAGTTAAGCCATCAATCGTATCCTTACCAAAGCCCTGCATCTTCTCAATCTCTTTGGCTACTTCTTCAATGACTTGATTGCGGTATGGGTTTTTGGATATAGCAGCTTGTACGGCACGTTTACGCCACATACTTTGCTTCTCAATCTCGTTGAATGCTTCATCCTCATCTGTCATAGTATTCACCCTTCAACTCAGCAATCAGGTCGGTGAGTCTAAAGATGCGTTTATCGTTGTACGCAACGATTGACTGAGCGTATTCGACAGCAGTCTCACCCTGCATCTTGGAATGTCGTGCCTCAATCAGTTCCTTTTCAGCTACCTCTAAAGGAGTCTTGGCTCTAAGTAAATCTCTAACGTACTTGGTGGTTAGTTCTCTCCATCCCATAATTTTTCCTTTTCTTTATTTGAGTTGCAATAATGACTCGTTCAATCTTCTTGCACACATATCTGTTATCAAGCGTTCTAGTCCACTCGCAAACTGGACACTTCACTCGTCTGGTTCCTTGTTTAGTAGGTACAACACAAATCCGATGCAAACGAAGATTCCCAATGCGAACCCTGAAATCCCTATCACTGTTACCCATACGATTGTTTCCCACATTTGTCTTCTCCTTTGGTTTGTTATCTAGGGAATCAAAGTACATCAAAGACACTGCACAGGCAGCGGCAATGATGAACTTGATGAGGGTATTCATTTGCTTTCAGCCACTAACAGGTCGAGTTCCAAGGCTTTCATCTGTTCCTTGATGATGACCATTTCTTGTTCCATGACTTCAATCTTCTTCTCAAGACGCTTCCTTGTCATGCTCTCGCCATGAGTCCAACCGATAGCAACGGCAGTATTGGCAACCTTGTCAATGAGTTCGATGATCTCGTTGCGGCTCATAAAGCCACCAGCAATGTCTTTAGCTGGCGCTATGCGGTTTATCAGTTCTGTGATTTCTAATGCGATGCTCATGTTGACCACCATGCGGCTAAGAGGATTGCAAGACCGATGCCGATGGCAACGGCGGCGAGAATGTCGGGGATTGTTTCTTTCATTTATGTACTCCTGTTTGGTTGCTGACAGTTGCTAATCATACAGAGTTGGACTATCTAGTCAAATACCAACTATTCAATCCCACACATTCCACTAGGGTATTTAGTCAGATAGGACTTGACTTATTAATCCAATGCTTCTTAGAATTCCTACCCATGAACACACCAACCATGCAAACCATTGAAAACATTAGGGAAAAGGCTGAGAAAGCTGGCTACACCATCACCGATGTTGCCCGTCATGCTGGCTTTGACCCCTCTCAAGTTTCTCGCTACGTCACTGGAAAGACCATACCACTTGTGACTTCCATACAACGATTGGAAGAATCAGTAGATTCCCTAATCCAGCAGCGTCTTAGGGCTTTAAACAGGACTGAAAGGGCTGAAGAATGATTACCACTAACTTCACACCTCGCAAAATCATTGGCATTGACGTAGGTCTGAATGGCGCTATAGCAATGATGAGAGGTGAGACTCTCACAGGCATTGTCGATATGCCCACAGTCACTCTAGATAGAAATGGCAAGGCCAAGCGACAAATCAGCATTCCCGAATTAATCGCCATACTGAATGACTTTCAGCCCGAAGAGGCATACATCGAAAAGGTGTTTGCAATGAGTGGGCAGGGCGTGACAAGTGTCTTTAGCTTTGGGCGCAGTCTTGGGGCTATAGAGGGCGTTATAGCGGCAAGATCAATCAAAGCCACACTGATCACACCACAAACATGGCAGAAGGCTATGGGAGTCTCAGGCGGCAAAGATGGCGCTAGAGCAAGGGCAATGGAAGTATTTCCTTGGAATGTTGACCTGTTCAAACGGGTCAAAGATGATGGCAGAGCAGATGCGGCACTAATAGCAGCTTGGGGGTTAAGACATGGCTAATCCATTTGAGATCAAAGAACCTACCTGTATCAGCTTCTCAGGCGGTAGGACTTCTGCTTATATGTTGTGGCGTGTACTGGAGGCTCATGGCGGTAAATTGCCTCAAGAAGCGGTTGTTTGTTTTGCCAATACTGGGAAAGAGTGCGAAGAGACTCTAGATTTTGTAAATGATTGTGCAAATAACTGGAATGTTCCTATTACTTGGATTGAATACAAATATGAAGAAGAGACAAAGGATCGATTCAAGATTGTTAATTACCAATCAGCGTCTAGAGATGGCGAACCTTTTGCAGAAATGATCCAACAAAATGGAAAACCATTTCTTCCGAATCCAGTAATGCGGATATGCACAGCACGGCTAAAGATTAAACCGTTTATTGCTTATTTAAGGTCTATTGGATGGACAGAATGGAACAACATGGTTGGCATTCGTGCTGACGAGCAGCGTAGAGTGGCAAAGATTCGGGCAAATCCCGGCGAGGATGGCGGCGCGGTCAAAAGCGTGGAACGTCTTATGCCGTTGGCGGACGCTTATGTCACCAAAGAGATGGTTGGTGATTTTTGGCGAAACCAGTCGTTTGATTTGAGGTTGCCAAATCACAACGGCGTGACTATGCACGGAAACTGTGATTTGTGCTTCCTAAAAAGTGCGTCACAAATTCAATCCTTGATTATTGAAAAGCCAGAGCGTGCCATTTGGTGGGCAAAGATGGAAGCAGGGGTGGCCTCTGTCACGGGGTACGGCCCAAATTCCGTATTTAGGAAAGACCGTCCAAGCTACGCCGCAATGCTCCAGTACAGCAAAGAACAACGCAATATGTTTGACCCCAATGAAGAGGCAATCTCATGCTTCTGTGGAGACTAAACATGGATGACAAAGAAAGAAAGACCTTGCGTGAGCATATTGTTTGGCTAGGCTCACAGTTGGAACAAGAACGCAAGCAAAACCAACAGACTGTAGTCTTCATCAAGCGTCTACTTGACCCCGAAGACTTAGGTCATGCAGTATCAAACGAGACAAGGCAAATAGCCTATCAATTACTCATTGAAAACCATCACATTGAAAGAGCATCATGGCAACAAAACAACTAAGCCTTAGAGCATCAGCGGCATCTAGATGGATTGCCTGCCCCGCCAGTGCAAGACTCTCAGCACTGATGCCCTATGTTGAAGGTGGCGAGGCGGCAAAGATCGGGACTGCCATTCATGCCTTGGCGGAGACTTGCTACCAGTTAGATTCAGACCCCATGAAGTCAATCGGTACAGTGGTGGAAGGTATCACTATGACGCAGGAGAACTGTGAGTTTGCTCTTGAGCATCTCAAAGCTATCTGGGCGATTGAGGATGAACTTGGCAAAGGTAGCGTCATTGTTGAGAAGTTCCTACCCTACCAAGACACTTCTAAGGTTAAGGTAGGCGGTACTACTGATGTAATCGGCATTGGTAAATTCAAGCGCAAACTCATCATTGGAGACTTAAAAACTGGTAGAGGTTATGTAGATGCTGATAATGACCAACTACGCCTTTACGCATTAGCTGCACTTGAAGCTGAACAACTCTACAAGTACATAGACACTATAGAACTGTGGATCATCCAACCCCATCATGGTGAAGTACGCAAGCACTCAATGAGAACGCAAGAGTTGGTGGATTGGGAACATTACATTCTTATCCCTGCCATTGAGAATGCACTGAACCCATTGTTTCAACCCGTACCCTCGGACTCTGCTTGTCAATACTGCAACGCTAGAACCATCTGCCCTGCACAAGCAAACATTGCTGAAGTTGTAGCCACTGCACCGCCTGTAGAGATGCTTACAGAGGGTCAAATCAGCGTCTTGCTGACCAAGTTTGACATGGTTGAGGGCTACATCAAGGCGGTAAGAGAACACGCTTTAAAACGCATGGAATCAGGCTCTGTGATTGATGGTTGGCAACTGCAACCTAAGAGAGCGTTGAGGTCGTGGACAGATGAGAAAGAGGCTTATGCTGGACTTGTTGCCTTGGGACTTGACCCAAGAGATGTAACGAAGACCGAACTCATCACCCCTGCAGCGGCAGAGAAACTGCTAACAAAAGACCAAAAGCCTAACCTCGAAGCGTTAACTTCCCGCATATCTAGCGGATTAACGCTTGCACGAGACAAAGGTTTGACCCAATAATCACTACCCCGAATCCCCCAACCCCGTGGCACAAGCCACTTCAACTTTAACTTTAAACAGGAAACATCAAATGAACCTTAACCTTTCAAACTCTGGCGGCTTTGGCAACTACATCCGCTTCTCCCCACAAGCAAACGCTTGGTCAAACCAAGATGGTGAATTCACTCTAGAGAAGTTTGTTTTCGATCACGAGAACTTACAAACTGGATGGATGCTCATTGCAGTTGGTGTCTATGAATTCCAACCTGATGAGTCTTTGGGTCGCAAATCAGCGCAACCATCACCAGAGCATAAGCGTGGCTTTAAGGCAACTTTCTATAACAAGACGATGGGTATTGCTGAGTTCTCTGCCAATGGTGCAGGCGCTAACATGGGCTTGGAAGGTCTATGGAAGCAAGTGCAAGCACAAGCTGGCGACAATGCGGGTAAGTTACCCGTGGTCGAGTACAAAGGATCACGCCCTGAAAAGGTTGGTAAGGGCTCAACCCGTGTACCTGAGTTTCTTGTCACAGGTTGGGTAGCTAGACCAGCGGCTATGCAAGAAGGTGCAACGCAAGCAGAACCTGAGTTCTCTGCGCCAGCACCAACTGCTAAACCCGCACCTAGCAAGCCAGCACCAACTAAACCAGCACCATCAATGGATGATGACGAGATGTTTAGCTAACCACTAAACTCCCAATGCACCAGAGTTTCGGGGGAGACTCTGGTTTTTTTGTCCCTTTAAATTTGGTAGGTGGTATGAATGAGTTGGCTTTATTCGCAGGTGCTGGTGGAGGAATACTTGGGGGAAAACTTCTCGGATGGCGAACAGTCTGCGCCGTTGAATGGGAAGCCTACCCCGCAAGCGTATTGTGCGCCCGACAAAATGACGGACTTCTCCCGCCTTTCCCGATTTGGGATGACGTACAAACCTTTGACGGAAGACCTTGGGCAGGAATTGTTGACGTTGTATCTGGCGGCTTTCCATGCCAAGACATTTCAATCTCAGGAAGTGGAACTGGACTTGATGGAGAACGATCAGGAATGTGGCGAGAAATGGCAAGGATTATTGGCGAGGTTCGACCCCGATTCGCATTTGTGGAGAACAGCCCAATGCTCGTTATTAGAGGACTTGAACGAGTCCTTGCAGACCTTACCGCAATGGGGTACGACAGTCGGTGGGGAGTTATATCTGCTGCCGATGTGGGTGCAATGCACAAACGTGAACGAATCTGGATTGTCGCTAAACCCCCCCAATTATCACAGGCAGACCGACCCCCCCCCCCCCGCAAAAGTGGCCTACACCAACAGCTTACGATGGACAGGGAGGAACAATGCCACATTGGAAACCGATAAGACCATCAGGTCATCCAGCCCAATATCCTTTGAAACAAGCATTGAGGGACTCCACAGGGATACTTGGAAAACCGAACCCGATATTTGTCGAGTGGTTGATGGGATGGCCGCTAAATTGGACAACTCTAATGCCATTAAAGATAGGCTCAAGGCGATTGGAAATGGACAAGTCCCATTGTGCGCCGCAACAGCATGGCAAATCCTCACAGAAAGATAACTAAATGTCAGCACAAGAAATAGCCACTACCTTGGGGAACGCAAAGAAGGTAGGCAATGGTTTCCTAGCATCATGCCCCGTACCCTCGCATGGTCAAGGTAATGGAGACAAGCACCCAAGCCTATCAATCACTATGTCAGATGATGGCAACCCCCTGTTCAAGTGTCATGGCGGCTGTGACCAGCATACAGTTTTCTCTACCATTAAAGAGATGGGACTTCTGCCAGCATTACCTGACAGACCAGACTACCTCGACAGTATCAAGCCAATGAAACCCATCCCTCTCATCTCTACGCCTGTGCTAGAACATGAGTGGCATTACACAGATGAAGATGGCATCAGCCTATTTATCAAGCAAAGATTCAAGACCTTTGACTCCAAAGGCAAGACATATAAGACCTTGAGAGTCATGCCTGATGGCAGTCGGGTGGGCAAGCTAGGGGATTGCAGAATAGTCCCCTACAAGCTGCCCGATCTGCGACAGGCTACTGCCGCTGGCAGAGTTGTCTACATAACTGAAGGTGAAAAGGCGGCAGATGCCTTAGGCAGCTTGGGCGTGGTAGCTACAACTTCTCATGCTGGCGCTGGTGGTTGGAATGATGAGTTAAACCAATACTTTAAAGATGCTAATGTGGTAATCGTGCCTGACAATGACTTGGTGGGATGGCACTACGCCTCAAAGGTTACTGAGGCACTTATACCCTTTGCCAAAAGCGTCAGAGTCTTGGACTTGAACCTAAGTAATCCCAAAGAGGATGCTTACGAGTGGGTTAATAGATATGATGGCAGCAGAACCTTGCTGGCGCAAATAGCGAAAGCCTGTCCCGTTGTGGAGTCAATAGCCGAGGTTCACACTCCGCAAAGATTGTTGGAGAGTCCTGAGACTCCGCAAGACTCTGAAGACCCCCCCAAGTCTAAGTTCATGGTCGAGTCTTGGGACTCAATCAAGGATGAACCAGTTGAATGGCTCATAGAGTCCATCATCCCAAAGAGGGCATTTGTAGCTTTGTACGCACCGCCAGCATCATTTAAGTCATTCATTGCGCTAGATATTGCAGAAGCAGTAGCTACAGGCAGGGAATGGATGGGTTACAGAGTACCTAAGAAAGGCGCAGTCCTGTACATAGCTGGTGAAGGTCATGGCGGTATGGGCGCTAGGGTGAAGGCTTGCAAGATACAGAATAACAGTCCCGATGGCGCTAACTTGTATGTCATCAGAGCGCAAATCAATATCAGATCAAGCCAAGAAGACTTTGACGCTTTAATCAACGCAATCAACGAGTTAATAGCGCAAATTGATGAACCACTTGAACTAATCATCCTAGATACATTGATGCGTATGAGTGGTGGAGGCTTTAACGAGAACTCATCAGAAGATATGGGTGGTTTCATTACCCAAGCGGGAAAGATACAAGCCATCTACCTATGCGCCATGCTGCTGATTCACCACTCAGGGAAAGACATTACGAAAGGACTGCGAGGTCATAGTTCCCTGCTTGGTGCTGTAGACACTGAACTTGAGATACAAAGGCAGGATTCTGTTATCAACTCAGCAGACCCGTCAGTTATCGGCAATGCAATCCTCACAGTGACCAAGCAAAAGGATGGTGCAGACTCCATAACTGTAGGTATTGAAGTGGTGAATGTCGAGGTCGGTGAGTCAGCACTTGGGTTCGAAACCATCACCAGTTTGGCAGTTAGACCTAACCAAGAGATTGCTAACAGCAAGCCAAAGGGGACTAAAAACAACGCTGGCAGCGGTGGAAATCAGAAGATTGAGTTGGATTCTGTGTATAAGGCTATTAAGGCTAAAGGCTCATATCGTGTAGTAGATGGTTCTAGTCGGTTTGGCGTGAGTTTGGATGATTGGAAGGATGAATTTTGGAGCATGAAGGGCTGCAATGAGGATGATCGGGCAGCTTTTAAGAAGGCTTGGACACGGGCAAGGGAGAGACTTGTAGCCGTGAATAAGGTTGTAATTGGGTCTAATTGGGTGTGGTTGAAACCTACCTCGGAGATATGAGTGCTGTACGTTCATCCAGTGACAAACGAGACAAATGGGGACAAATGTCCCAAATGTCTTTCCGAGTAAATGGGGACAAACCACCTCTTGTCTATGTACAAGAGGTTTGTCCCCTGTCGCTTTGTCCCTTTGTCGTTTTTTTAAGGAGTTATGAAAAGGGTTAGATCAAGGTCGAGGAAAGATGTTCCAGATGTTCAAGTACCGAAACGTCAGGCGACTCAATGGGAGATTCAATCTAATGCGGTGCTGGTCGAACTTGAGCGTAAAAAGGGTCAGCACTACGAGAAATGGGGAGTTGACCGATTGATTACTTTAGTTGACATTGAGTTTAGGACTAAGTTTTGGGTGCAGATGGGTAGAGTTTGGGATGCTGTGGACTTGGGTGACATTGATAGGCTGCATAAAGCAGTCAATGGAATGTGCAAGGGTTTTGAAGCTCTAGAGAAGTGGGCTGAAGAAAATGAGATTGAGCCTAATCCAGCAATCCAGTTCCTTGAATGGAAGTCAGTCCGAGGTGTACCGATGGTTATCGTTAGGACTGAGAACGAGGCTGTTGAACTTCAGACCCACCGCAAAGACATAAACAATGGGAACATCTGGACACTTGAGGAGATTGAAGTGTTCCTGCAAGAGCCACAGGTTCAAGAGATCATCAAGCTGAAGGCACTTGTGCCAACGGCAAGAGTTACCAAGTTCACGCCCAAAGAAGGGTTTGGTAAAGGTTCAGGCTTTGATGACATGGAAAGCGATCTGGATGCGATCTTCTCAGGTGAACCCTATGAGCCTAAGTACAAGCCAGTTGGGGTGAAGTGATGAACCGAGGCGGTAGACCACCAAGCATTAACTCCCGCTGGTTCTATCGTGAATTAACCATGCCAGACAAGATCATCCTAGCTTGTGCTGGCGATGGAAACATCTCTGACGGGTTTAGAAACGTACTTGATGCCTATCAAGTCTTATGGAATTGCGGATACCGCCCAACAGTCGATTTATACGATTTCCTTGGGGTAGATAAGGACAGCATAGAAAAGTCTGTTACAGGCGATTCTGAGGCTTCCTAGAGGCATTCAAGTGGTTGGGTTTAGCATTGGTTTGCGAGAAACCCAAAGCGCATAACGAATGCGTTTGATATGATTAAAAGTCATTATGACTTAAAGTTATCAAGTCCCCCGATAAAGCACCCACCGCCTCTTTCGCACTTCTCCACCGCCCAGAAAATCCTTTTCAGATTGAGAAATTAAAAGTTATCCACAGGTTATCCACAGATCGGAGGGCAAGTTATCCACAATTTGCCCATCTGGTTTCATTTCCTGTCACAGTTTGCAGATGCGTGTAACACTTTCAGATATTTAAAGTTAACATAATGGATGTTGTATAAAACCGTTTTTGTAAGTATTCTGTAAGCGATTATAGAATGTCCAATGAAATCAACAACTTACAGAAGTTATCCACAGAATCCACAGTTGCCTGTGGATAACTCGGCGATTTTTGGACGGGGGGGAGGGGGGTCGGTCTGCCTGTGATAGTTGTGGGAGCATCCGCCCCTCTGAAAAAGCGAAAATAGAAAAAAAGCCAACCCACCAGTTCCCAATTGAAAAAAAATAGGTGTTGGCGCAGGGAGTTCCGAATTAGTAATTAGATAACCTCAATGGAAATCATTCGGGTACTATGCGCCAACGCTGATAACTCTAGCATATTGACCAAGTATTTGCTATAGTCCCCACCTATCACGCCCACAACTCCCAAGGACAATCGTGAAGATAGAGCAAATGGACAGCATCCAAGACGAGGCAGAACCAACCAAGAAGAAGGCTGGCAGACCCAAGGGCGTATTCGGATTAAAGCGCCAGATACAAGAGTACGCAAGGAATCCTGACTTAGCGTTACCCAAGACCGATAACCAAAGAATCAAAGACCTGAAGGATATGCTTATCAGGTCGAGTGGTAAGGATGTTGTTGAGAAGATGATATCAATAGCGTTGAACGACAACCATCCTGCTCAAATGGCGGCTATCAAGATGTGTGTTGACCGCACCCTGCCCGTATCCATGTTTGAGAAGGATAAGAGCCAGAGGAGTGCCATCACCATCAACATAACGGGCATAGGCGCACCCACAGTAGCCACAACGACAATTGATGCTGAAGAACCCAAGGACATAGAAGACATAGAGGCTAAAGATGGCTGACCTGAACTTTGCGCTACTGCCTTGGCAGCAGGAGGTCTACGCCGATAAAACGAGATTCAAGGTTGTGGTTGCGGGTCGGCGATGCGGTAAGTCAAGGCTTGCGGTAACGACTCTATTAATAGAGGGGTTGAGTTGCCCTGCTGGTAGTGCGGTGCTGTATGTAGCCCCGACTCAAGGACAGGCTAGACAGATTGTGTGGGATGTACTGCTTGACGTAGGCAGGGAGATTATTCAGAGCAGCCATGTAAACAACATGGAAGTGACCTTGGTTAATGGAGCAAAGATATATGTTAGAGGGTCAGACAGACCCGACACATTGCGGGGAGTGTCTTTGACTTACGCTGTACTGGATGAGGTAGCTGACATTAAGCCTGAGACTTGGGAACAGGTGGTGAGAGCAAGTTTGTCAGACAAAAAGGGCAGAGCCATGATGATAGGCACACCCCGTGGAAGAAATTGGTTTTACGACCTGTACAACTTAGGTCAGGAAGGTACTGACCCTGATTGGAAATCGTGGCACTTTACGACAGGACAACCCGCTTATTGACCCTAGCGAGATTGAGAGTGCGAAGAAGACCCTAAGTTCATTCGCCTTTAAGCAAGAGTATATGGCATCCTTTTCCAATGCGGGAAGCGATGTATTCAAGGAAGAATGGATTAAGTACGGAGTTGAACCTGAACATGGCTCTTACTTTGTAGCTGTTGACTTGGCTGGATTTGAAGAAGTTGCTAAACAAGCGGCTAACTCTAAGAAGCGTCTTGACCAGACTGCCATTGCTGTTGTTAAGGTGACTGATGATGGCAAGTGGTTTGTCAAAGAGATTGCTTATGGGCGGTGGGACATTCGGGAGACTGCTGCAACGATACTGCTGAAGATACGGGAATACCGCCCTTTGAGTGTTGGAATTGAGCGAGGTTCGTTAAAAAACGCTGTTTTGCCGTATTTGTCAGACTTAATGCGGAAAAATAATGTATATTCCCACATAGTTGACTTAACGCATGGCAACAGGAAAAAGACTGACAGGATTATCTGGAGTCTCCAAGGAAGGTTTGAGCATGGGCGTATTGTGCTGAACTCTGAGGAAGATTGGGATGAATTCAAAG